TTAGGAACCCCAGCAGATTTACGTGCTGCAATATCTACAACGTGTGTGGAATTAGGAAAATCAGATCCATTATACTTAAGCCAAAAAGTAACTGTTTGTGCTGAACCGTCCAGATTGGAAGCAAGAGCGTTTACTACCAGTTTGTAATATCCAGCTTTAGAAATAGTAACTGTTCCACCTGACTGCGTAATCCCATTATTGATAGAGGTAGAATTTAGAGTTACTTTAATTGGTGTATTGATGGTAGCAACCGATTGGTCTACTGTGCTATAGAAAGAACCAAAATATCCAGTAGCACCACCCGCTCCAGGTAAACCTTGGGGTCCAGTAGAACCGTTAACTCCTGAGGTTCCGCTGGTTCCGCTTACACCTATTAAGTTTTTTTCGGTTCCGTCGGATTTTTTCACATACATTTCCCCGTCCGTAGACTTGGCATATAATGTGGTATACCCTGCTCCGGGTGTTGCCGCCGTGGCTCCTTGTTGAATTTTTAAAGATCCGCTCATCGTGTTTAGTCTTTATTAGATATGTCGGAATTGCCTTTCGCCTTCCGATCTCTTATTTTTTGTATCTCATCATTGATGCGTAGCACAGTCCATATAACAGTAGTAATCCCAACTACAATTTTTAGTGCCATTTCCAGTTGGGTAAAGTTAATCACGGCCAATGCTGTATAATTGACCATTAGGGTTCTGTCCGTTATTACTTCTGCTACCGATTGCAATGTGTCTTTCATCTTATTTGTTCGATGGATAGTTGTCATAGAAATCCCAGTTTTGGTTTAGACCTCTAAGGTAAATCCTTTGGTGCCAAGGTGTTGAGTAGTCTGGCAGGATAGTTCTCATATCTCCAGAGGTTGGTGATTTCAATTCTGGAATATCGTTCTGGAATTCCATCATGTAATTATTAAGCTGGGTCATGAACCATTCCCCTTCGTTTCCGTATCTCTCCTGTAGGAATTGCATGGTCTGTAGATCAACTGTTTGTCCTGTTTCGTTAACCTGCGTGATTACACCCTGTGAGGAGATTTTGTAATTTACCCTTGGTAGGACATCCGAAGTAACAAAAGAGATTAGGGCCGGCTGAATAAACTGGGTCAGCATAGCCAAGTAGTGTTCATTACCCGATTGAGAAATTGTGCCCGCTGAAATTAGGTCTGCTATCTTGTTGTAAAGATCTGACCCAACTTGGGGTAAGACCTTTGCTTGTTGCATTTGGTAAATCGAATTGGCAATAGGTTTAGACCAGGTAGATGTAAGAATGTCTGACCTGTCAACCAAATTGCTTTCCGATATGAATAGGACTATGTTCATACTTGTGGTTGGTTTGTTTCTTCAAGGTCTCTGGTTGCAGCTTCAGCATCCGTTGGGTCTTGAATTTCTTCTGTTATACTTTCCTCTGCAGAAACCATTGGGTCATAACCAATCAACTCCCTCATTTCGTCTTGGGTAAGAACCTTTTCTAATAGACCTTCTCCGAATCTAAATGCTACTGGTGCTGAATCTCTAAATTCAAGTTCTGAACCAAATAGTTTGTTAAAGATTTCTGAGAACATGTATTGGACTGGTTTGATAGTGGTGTTAAGGAATAGTTCATAAGCATCCAACAATTCCTGTCTGCCTCCAAGTTGACCAGAGGTCTTAACTCCGAAAAGCATTGGTGAAACTACCTGTTGTGAGGTTAAGATCATATCCCTGGTCATTTCAGCAAGTGCTAAGTATCTTTCGTCGTTGTCGTTGTTGGAGATAGGTTCTAACTTAACAGATTCGGATCCATCAGGAGCAAATACCAAGAAGATTTCACCAGCTCCACGACTTCCACCGTATTGCTTTTTGATTTCTTTCCAGATGTAGTCTCTTTCCTCCTGGTTTTCAGGAACTGGCCCTGATAGAATAACTGACATCGAAGGACTGAAAGAGTTTTGTGCGTTGTTAACATGAAAGTTCTGTAGAGTGTAATCCAACACGATCCATCCAATTCCAGAAGTGTATTCTGGTTTTGGGTAAATGTTCGTGCCTTGGTCATAACCTCTCCAAACAAATAGTTGGGAACCTACAGGTTTATCTGGGTTATATGCTGGGAAACTAACAGGTTTGTTGTAAGCCTTTCTTGTATCTCCCCAGTCATTAGAATACCAATACTCTTCTACCTTACCAAAAGCATTTGGTTTGCCATATCTGACCTTGGTAATATCCACGTGTTCAGCATGTGAAATACTCTGACCATCTCTGGACCATACCACGTTAATGGCAAAAGAGTTCATTAGGAAGTAGTCATCCAATAACTTCACCAATTCATAATCCAAATTGTCTTTGAACATGGGGAATGATTCTGGGTTCTGAATACCCTCTCCCATGGTGTAAGAAATCTTTCTTTCTAAAATTGCTGAGTGTATTGGGGATTTGTCCTTAAGTTCAATTAAGAAGTTAGGATATTGGTTGTCGTTCCCGTAGTATACCCAGTCCTTACCATTCACGATGTTTTCCGAATAAGTTGGGATCACCAATTCCTTACCCGAAAAGGACTGAAACATTACATTGGGATTTTTAAGATTATCCTTCATAAACTGTATAAGTTGGTTCTATGTTTGTAGGAGCAGTTGTTGTGAAATTCGTTGTGCCTTCCACTCTTGCTCTTGTTTGCCAAATCACTGTATCTGCCACATCACCTAATAGCAGTAAAGCATCGAAGGTAAGTTCCGCTTCCAATAGGGCTGGATCACACGGAGAATCTGAATCGCTGGCTATAGTTATCGGGGTTAAGATTTCACAGTTAGGAAATACCACATCTGGTAGTCCCTCAAGAACTGCTGCTTTGTAATCTGAAGATGGTAGAGAGGATGGGTTTATAGTAAAGGTATAAACTGAACCCGTAATTGTTGGGGTGATAGTAAACGAATAAGCCTTGTTTCCCTCCTCAATCCTATACAATACCAATGAAAGTGTTGCCCCATTGGGGTTAAACTTATCCCCTAACCTTAGTCGAATGGTCTGGGATGATTGGGAGTTGTCTAAGATTATCATATACTAATAAATATGTTTTTCGAAAAAACGCTAAGAATAAAAAAGGGGAAAACCGAAGTCTTCCCCTTTTACCTATGGAGATGCCTAAAATTAGGCTACGGTAGAGTTGATTAGATCAGTCCAACCCGTAGAAGCTACGAATGTTGCATCTAATGTCTTAGGTGGAGTTTGCTGAATTCCTCTGAATTCCATAGTGAAACCGTTAAGGTCTCCAGCTGCCTGGCCAGCTTGACCAGATCCTCCGTTGATATCCATACCACCGCTTTCGCCGAGGTATACGTATTCTCCAGATTTTAACTTAGCAACAATTACTAAGTTATTTTCGCCCAAAGTTTGAGCGATGTAGCGAAGAGAAGCATCGTAGTTTGCAAACTGCATAGTAGCGATCATCTCATAGAATAGAGATGCATTCTGGATATTTGCAGTTGGTGTAAACGTTACGTTGCTTGTCTCTTGAATTTGTGGGTATTGGTAGAAAACACCAGTTGCACCCGCTGTGATAGAGTTGATAGCCAAAGTCTCTGCTGAACCTGTAGTTCCTACTGCAGTGATATTATCACTGTTTGCAACGTAGAATTCTTCGATTCCACCGATTCCTTTACAGCTACCAATACTTCTACCAGTTGTTAATTGTGAACAAGCCATGTTAATTTAATTTTTTTTTGTTACGTTTTAAACGTTGGTTAGAAGTTTGTTACGAAGTATTGTGGGTAAACTACGGCTGTGCCAAGTTTTGCACGGAAAATAAACCTTACTTCGTCGCTTGAATCTACGTAGAATAGCTTGAAGCTTGAGTAATCTGATACCAAGTCAGTTCCCCAGAACATTAGGCGTGATGGTCCAAGAACCACTGCGTCGTTTGAGTTTACTGCATAACCTGAACCAGTTCCTGAGTTAGCAAGACCGTAAGTTCTAACCACTCTTACATTAGAGAATGGATACATGAACGTTCCGTCTACTGTTACAGAAGGATCGATCCAGAAGTTGTTCAAAGCTTTCAATGCAGATACCAAAGTTCTATACATTGCTGGTGATAACCAAAGAACCAAGTCTTCTCTGTCAAGAACGTCTGTGTCCAAAGCAGCAATCATAGAATCAAGAGTTGCTACGATGTTAGAAGCGTTGAATGCAGTTCCAGCAGTTGCTCCTGAAGGAATTACACGTGTAGCTTCGGCAGCGATAGTCTTAATGAAACCATCAGCATACTGTAGGTTGCCAGCTCCAGTTGCACCAGAGGTAGAACCTTGCCAAGACAATTGAGCGATTACTTTAGAAAGCTTGTCAGCTTTTTCAGAAGCGATATACTGCTCAAATGGGATACCCTCTTGGATTGAACCAGGTTGCATTGCTACTTGGA